CACACGAGCACAAAATGAAGCCGCAGTTAATGCAGAGCATGTAGTACATTTAAGTCTTACTGAGGGATTGGATCCTTTTTGGCCATTTGGTACCAGTGTGCTTGAAAATGTATTTAAAGTATTCAAACAAAAAGAATTACTAGAGGATTCGGTAATTATCTATCGTGTGCAACGAGCACCAGAACGCAGAGTATTTAAAATTGATGTAGGCAACATGCCCAGTCACATGGCCATGGCCTTTGTTGAGCGTATCAAAAACGAAATCAGTCAGCGCAGAATTCCTACGCAAACAGGCGGCGGCGTCAACATGATGGATGCCACTTACAATCCCTTGGCACAAATGGAAGATTACTTTTTTCCTGTCACTGCTGAAGGTAGAGGAAAGTGTAGATACACTGCAAGGTGCCAGCAATCTAGGTGAAATCACAGACTTACGTTACTTTACTAACAAATTGTTCCGTGGCCTACGTATTCCCAGTAGCTATTTGCCAGTAGCACTTGAAGATGGCACACAAGCATTCAATGATGGGCGTGTGGGCACAGCCTTGATTCAAGAATGGCGCTTCAATCAATACTGTCAACGGCTGCAAAGTGCAATTATTGAGAAACTGGATCAAGAATTTAAGTTATTCATGCGTTGGCGTGGCATTAATATTGACAGCCAATTGTTTGAGCTAGTATTCGAACCACCGCAAAACTTTGCACAATATAGACAAGCGGACATCGACAGTGCCAGAATTGCAACTTTTACACAGCTGGAAGCATACCCATACATGAGTAAACGTTGGTTAATGAAACGTTATTTGGGACTAAGCGAACAAGAAATGAGTGAAAACGAAACCATGTGGGCCGAAGAACAGGGCGATATTGAAATAGCACCTGGTAAAGATCCTAATCTAAGAAGCGTAGGAATCAGTCCGGGCGGTATAGCCGGTGATTTAGAAAATGTAGCCCCTCCTGCAGAAGCACCGCCCGAAGGCGAAGCAGTACCAGGAGCCGCAGCGGCTGCAGGTGCTTCAGCAGCAGCACCTGCCCAATCTGCGCCCGCAGGAGCAGCAATTTAACAAATTTGATTAAATAACTATATGATTGTAACTGAACTATTTGAGCCTGCCAAACCCGGTTATCAAAGCGAAAAAGACGATAATACTCCGTTAAAATTGTCTAATTTGCGTAAAACTAGATTAACCTTGGGCGATCTTAATAGACTACGCATGGCTAATGATGTGCGTAAAGTCGAACACGAATACAAATTAGAACAAGTTGCAAAACAATACAAACCGCCTGCAGCCGCTGCGGCTCCTATGTAGTCAGACCAAATCCTTCAAAAAACACCCATTTAACCCCCTAAATTGTGTATTTTAGTAAATAAAATACAGCCATATTATTATAAGGAGTTCCCGATGAACAAATATGAACAGCTAATTGAACACATTATCAACGACGAGGAAGATCGAGCTCGTGCGTTGTTTCACGAAATTGTAGTAGAAAAAAGCCGCGACATTTACGAAAGCTTGATGGACGAAGAATATGCCGAGGAAGCAATCGGCGGAAGTCAAGTTGAAGGTATGCTGGACGAAATTTCCATGGACGAAACCGACGGTATTGGCGAAGGCGACGACGAAATGGACGGAATCATGGGCAGGGATGCTGGTGATGACGACATGGGCGATGATGACATGGGCGACATGGACGGCGAACAAGATCTAGAGCAAAAAGTTATGGACCTTGAGAGCGAACTAGAAGCACTCAAAGCCGAATTTGAACAGCTAATGGGCGACGAGGACGACGACATGGGCGACATGGGCGACATGGGCGACATGGGCGACATGGGCGACATGGGCGACATGGGCAACATGGGCAACATGGACGGTGAGGAAGAGGAAGAGGAAGAAGACGAAATGATGGAAACAAGCCATCAAGAAGTGTCGGAAGAAGTAGTTGAGTCTACATATCGTCCGTTACAAAAAACTGCGGTAGATCTAATGCGCGAATATGTTGAAAAAATTGGTACTCCAAACGGCCCAATGGCAGGCAGCGGAGCCGGCGGCGACAGTGTAAATGTAAACGATCATTCGATTGTTGCTGGTAAAAATGACATGGGCGGCACTGCACAAAATATCGCAAAAGGTGGCAGCGAGCAGGCGCCTGACGGTACTAGTCCAAAAGGCAAAGCCGATGGCCATTTAGTAAAAAATGCCAGAGAAATTGATGTTGCAACACGTAATGTAAATAAGCCTGGTGGCAACAAAGGTGCTCAAAATTTTTATAGCACCAAAGCAAGTGCCAAAAAAGGTGAAGGTCAGACTACCGACGGATCAGTGCCTGTCCAAAAGAAAAGCATTGAACCAGGTGGTAACTAATTAGGGCAATAATATGGCTTTGTACCTAAGAGAAAATCTTACCTTCGACCATGCACAGATGGAAGTGCTAACTGAAGATTCTGCGCTCGGCGAAGGTAAGAAGTTGTATATGAAGGGGATATTCATTCAAGGTGGTGTAAAAAACGCCAACAATCGCGTTTATCCCCTTCATGAAATCTCTAGAGCCGTAGAAAGTATCAACGAACAAATTAAGAACGGACATAGTGTTCTTGGCGAAGTTGATCACCCCGATGACCTAAAAATCAATTTGGATCGTGTGTCGCATATGATTAATGGTATGTGGATTGACGGTCCTTGCGGACACGGTAAATTACAGATACTGCCAACCCCAATGGGCGAGCTTGTAAAAGCTATGATCACTTCGGGTGTTAAATTAGGTGTTAGTAGTCGAGGAAGCGGAGAAGTTGGCGACAACGGACATGTAAGCGGTTTTGATATCATTACCGTTGACATTGTAGCACAACCTAGTGCCCCAAATGCATACCCTAAAGCAATCTATGAGAGCTTGATGAATATGCGGCATGGGCACCGAGTGTTAGATGTGGCTCGTGATGCCACACAAGATCAAAAAGTACAGAAGTACCTGAAAGAAGGCATTACACGCCTAATCAATGACCTTAAGTTAAAATAGGAGAAACCTGATGTTATTAGATGCTATCAAACCATTGGTAGACAGCGGCATCATAAACGAAGATACCAAGCAAGCTATTAGCGAAGCTTGGGAAGCAAAACTGCTAGAAGCTCGTGAAACAGTTCGTGCAGAACTTCGTGAAGAATTTGCTCAACGCTATCAGCATGACAAACAAGTTATGGTTGAAGCTCTAGACAAAATGGTAACTGAAAGTCTGCAAAGCGAACTTGAAGAGTTTGCAGCAGAGAAACAGTCTCTAGCAGAAGATCGTGCGAAATTTAAAGTTCACATGATGGAAAGCAGCGAAAAGTTTAACAATTTCTTAGTTGGCAAGTTGGCCGAAGAAATCCGAGAACTGCGTGAAGACCGTAAGCAATATGAGAACAGTGTAAGTAGGCTAGAATCATTTGTTATCAAGTCATTAGCGGAAGAAATTCAAGAGTTTGAGCAAGACAAGCAGGCAGTGGTTGAGACAAAAGTACGCTTAATCGCTGGTGCCAAAGATAAACTTGCTGAACTACAACAAAATTTCATCGCTCGTTCTGCAGAACTAGTTAAAGAATCAATTACCAGAAAACTAGAGTCAGAAATGACTCAACTCAAAGAAGATATCCACATGGCTCGTGAGAACATGTTTGGTCGTCAAATCTTTGAAGCTTTTGCTAGTGAATTTGCAGTTACTCATTTAAATGAGAACAAAGAGATTCGCAAGCTACAAGCTGTTGTTGCTGCCAAAGAGCAGGCTTTGCAAGAAGCACAAGCTCATGTTGAACAAGCTGCAATGATCGTTGAATCAAAAGAAAAAGAAATTAAAATTATACGCGAATCAACTGAACGCCGTGACATTATGGCAAATCTTTTGAAACCGTTAAACAAGGAGAAAGCAGCAGTTATGAGCGAACTTCTTGAGAGTGTGCAGACTGCAAAATTGCAGAGTGCATACGAAAAGTATCTACCAGCTGTTCTAAACAACACAGCACAAAAGCCAATGGCAAATACTAAAACTATGCTATCGGAAAGCCGTGTAGAAGTAACTGGTGATAAATCTGCTAATACAACTACAGTCGAAGAAAATGTTCATAACGTTTTTGAGATCAAGCGTTTAGCAGGGCTAAAGTAAACCCTAAATAGGAGAAAAGGAATAAAAATGACACAAGCATTACTAGAAAGCCGTTGGGGCGAAACTAAAGACGCTCTGTTAGAAGGCTTAAACGGTTCTAAGAGAACCACAATGGGTGTAGTTCTTGAAAACACTCGTAAACACTTGATGGAAGCAGCTACAGCTGGTGCCACAGCCGCTTCAAACGTTGCAACACTAAATCGTGTAATTCTACCAGTTATTCGACGTGTGATGCCAACAGTTATTGCAAACGAAATCGTTGGTGTTCAGCCAATGACTGGACCTGTTGCTCAGATCCACACACTACGTGTTCGTTATGCAGACAACACCACTGATACCGCTAGTCCATACGCTACTGGTACCACAGCTGGTGATGAAGCACTAAGCCCATTCAAGATTGCTGTTGCATACTCTGGTTTAACCCCAGGTGGTACAGCCGTAACTGGCAAGGCAGCTACTACTAGTACACTAGAAGGTGTACCTGGTAATAGAATCAATGTACAAATCTTGAAGCAAGTTGTTGAAGCGAAAACTCGTAAATTAAGTGCTCGCTGGACTTTTGAAGCTGCACAAGATGCTCAAGCCATGCATGGTTTAGACATCGAAGCAGAAATCATGGCAGCACTTGCTCAAGAAATTACAGTTGAAATTGATCAAGAAATCTTAGGTTCACTAAGAAGCTTGGCAGCAACTGAATTTACATTTGACCAAGCCGCTGTAAGTGGTACTGCTACATTCGTTGGTGACGAACACGCTGCATTGGCTGTTCTAATCAATCGTACAGCAAACCTAATCGCTTCACGTACACGTCGTGGCGCTGGTAACTGGGCAGTTGTAAGTCCAGCAGCTCTAACTGTACTACAGAGCGCAACCACTTCAGCATTTGCACGTACAACTGAAGGCACATTTGAAGCACCAACCAACACCAAGTTTGTTGGTACCTTAAACGGTGCAATGCGTATCTATGTTGACAGCTATGCTAGCGATAGCCAAGCAGTTCTAGTTGGTTATAAGGGTTCAAGCGAGGCCGATGCAGCCGCGTTCTACTGCCCATATATTCCGCTAATGAGTTCTGGCGTTGTACTGGATCCAGCAACATTCGAACCAGTAGTTGGCTTTATGACCCGTTACGGTTATGTTGAGTTAACTAACACAGCGTCATCGTTTGGTAACGCTGCTGACTACTTGGGTGAGATTGCTGTTTCTAACCTATCGTTTCAGTAATTTTCCACTCGGGATGGGAAACATTAAACCGCCGCAAGGCGGTTTTTTGTTAGATAAGTATTTGAATGATCTCCCATTTTGATTATCTACCAAGAATAAAAAAATACAGCACTATCATATACAACTGGATTGCGGCAAACAATTTTGCTGCATTTGATTTTGATCACTGCATGTATACTGTTAATCGCGAACAAAAGATTGAACAACATCTTGCTGCTGTTGCAGAAAAAAACCCAGCAATGCTTGTAGTAGAACAACATCCTTTTTTTGACACTGACGAAAAGTATGTGGAAACAAAGAGTGAACTTGAAAAAATCGCTAATCAGTTAAATCTTCGATTGTATTTTTTAACTGCTGATTACAGATACTGGAATAATATTACTAGCAACGAATGTTTTTATCCACATTGGTATTTTGAACTAAGAGACCATGCATCAAGATGCAATTATAAACAATTTGACTGGCCAACAGCTAGAAAATATAATTTTAGTTGTAATAACATGAGCAATTATAGATCAGAAAAAATTTATAATTATATTGAATGTTTTAGAAGAAACAGATCAGACTGGTTGGTATCAATTTACGATCATCCGCATGCACAAATTTCAAAATTTGATATAAGAAATATAGGAAAAATTCGTCAAGATCAAATTGATATCTGGAATAGTCAAATAAAAGATACTATTCAATTTTACAAGTATGATTTGTACAATCAAGAATCACAGAGTGCAATGAACACTTTGTTTCCTGGGCATGTTGATGCTGCATGTAATCTTGTTATGGAACACAGTATGGAAATTGAAATACTGTCAGAGAAAAGTTTCAAGCCGTTTATAGCCAAACAAATTCCAGTGTATCTAGCACATGCCGGTGCCTGCAACATGTTAAGCAAATTGGGATTTGATTTGTTTTACGATTTTGTTGATCACACGCAATACGACTCAATTGGGTTAGGATTAATTGGTAGATTTCCGGAACCTTTTATTAATAGAATTGATCAAGTACACCAACTGTTAGATAGTTTGTACACAACAAATCTTACAGATTTTATTAACAATCTTGATGTTAAACATAGATTAGAAAAAAACTGCGAGCACTTTTATAGCAATACGATAGATCAATTGTGTATCCAACAATTGAGTAAACTCTTGCACAATCAATGATAACAGTTGACACACAATTCAAACCAACACGTAGTTTACAACATATGGTTGATTATTTTGAATCAAATTATCCAGACCTGGACAATTTTACAGTTGTATTGGTTCTATTAAATGAATATAATGGCATGATTATTGACAATGGTGCAATTGCTTTTTATCAAAAAGCAAAAGCATTTGGCGCCAATGCAGTAATACTATTTGATTTGCACGGATGGCCTGTTGCACCAGACAATCTAGAGCAAGCACCTGTTAAAACAATAGTACTATCTTACGATTTTACTCTGTATCAAAAATCAACTAAATGCAATTTTTATTATCCCAACTGGTTATTTTTTGTGCAGCACAAACCCATAGGTCAACACATAGTTCCGTCCTATCCATTATCGTGTGCAGGTAGAAATTTCAACAACGGCCGAGCCGGAAAAATTTACAATTATCAAAAATCAAAACAGCAGAAGTATTTTAACAGAATATTATTCACCTGTTGGAAAAATGGAGATCTTGAATATTTTTCAATACCCACAGAATCCCAAGACCCAGAATTTTTTCAAGAGCTTGAACAATTCGTTTCAGAATACAACACATGGCCATCAGTAAATGACACAAATTTATCTTTGATTAATTCAATGGGAGCATTGGACATTGATATCTACACCAAGAGTTTATTCCATTTAGTAGCAGAAAGTAGAGTAATTGAACCACTACTAAGCGAAAAAACATTTAAATGTTTGTATGTTCAGCAAATACCTATTTTTTGTGCAGCAGCAGGCACAGTATCACATCTTAGAGATTTGGGATTTGACATGTTCGACGACATTGTTGATCATTCCAAGTACGACTCAATAACAGACTGGAAACAAAGAATAGTTGCCATGCATGCAGTAATAGACACTGTGATTGATTTGGATCATGATTATATATTACAATGTACTCAAGAAAGACGTAAACACAATTTTGATCTTGTTAATAGTTGTACAATTGATAAAAACATCTACGATCCTATTGTAAAAGCATTAAAAGAATAAATACACAGTTCGCTCATTTAATGAGTTTATGCCGTATTGATAAAAATATTTACGATCCTATTGCAAGCACCTTGTTATTCAATGATTGATACAATTGGAGATGTGTCTAATTATAAATAAATGTATGCCATTCTATGACGCACCATATCAACAAGTCACATTTTCACATTCAGATATTAATTTTTTCATTTTTAATCTAGTTGAATGTTTTTCATTTAATGAAAAACAATTATCAGTTTATTTTTTACAGCCATCTGGTTATCTTGATGATGATATCTTATCGTTTATAGATTCTGATGCAGTAGATTTAGTAATTTTTCCACAAATCTCACATCCTTATTATATTGATAATGAATATCTTGAAAAAATTCTAATATCAAAGCCATGGTTACATATTACATGGAACAGATCAATTCAAAGTGAAAATACTTTACAATTAGATTTTTGGCCAACTGCATTAGACGATCCAATTTATACTTTGGGAATAGAACTATATGAACCCAATGACCGTAAACGAAATTATATTTTTAGTTCATTAAATGGACGCGGCAAAGCTCATAGAATTGTTAATTTATATCATTTATTTTTAGATAATCTATTAAGCAAATGTCTTTATTCTATGTCTGATGACTATAAAACATTTCCCAAAAAACGAGATCTTGAGAATGAAGTTAAATATTATTCTTGCTATTATGATAGCCATACACTGCAGGAATTTAGCTATTTTCATCCAGCAAAGTGCCCGCAAGAATCAAATAAGATGATTCCATTTTGGATCCATGACGCCTATGTCAACTCATATGTTAATATAGCTACCGAGCATGACTTTCAAACAGGATTTGTGAGTGAGAAATCAATCAAACCATTTTTAACAGAACAGCTAGCTATTTTTATTGGCGGTGTTAACACAGTTGAAAATTTAAGAAGATTAGGACTTGATGTTTTTGATGATTATATTGATCACAGTTATGACACAGAACCAGATCCTGTTTTGAGATTAAAAAAGATAAAAGAGTTGATGTGTAACTTGGCTTTACTAGACTGGGACAAAATCTATTATGAGACGAAACAAAGAAGAATATACAACAGAAACTTTTTATTGTCAGGCAGTTTGTTTTCTAATTTTCAAAAAATTTTAAAAAATAAAGTACTGGAAATTTTTCAATAGACATGAAACACATACACTATAATTACATGGAATGTAATTTTAAACATAGCTCTTCAATAATTTCAGACTGGGTACAGAAAAAAAGAATATCTATGTTTGATTTTGATAATTGCCACTTTAATAAAGACAGTCATCATTATAAAATATTATCGGATTTTGTATAGGCATTTTGATCAATTTCTAGATAAATATTGAGTTCGCTCCTTAACTGGAGTTTATGCCGGATAGCCAACCGCGTATAGCTTAGAACGCTAACATTAAAGGAGAAATTAAAATGGCAAAAGGTCTAAAAATTAGTCACGAGAGAAGTGACGGTACACTAGTTGATCAAGAAGTAAGCACAACAATCAGTTCCGTTGGTGGAACAGGTGGTCGTCCACAGTGGGTAACTGGACAAGGTGTAAAAACTGTTAAAGTACAGTTTGAAACAAGCGCAGGTATCCTACATTCAAATGCGTATATTATTGCACAAAAAGGCTCAAAAAAGTTCATGGTCGCTAATGCGGTAGGCGCAACTGAAAGTCATACACATAGCAATGCCAGTGTTACTATCGCTACATTAGCAGCAGGAGCAGATGCAGCAAATGCAGCCGCAGCAACAGGCGCAAGTGAAATGACAGTTACAGGATACAACACCAGCAATACTCGTTTTTATGTTAAGCGTATATCAAACAAATTTGTGTGGGATACTAACGATGTAAGATATCGTTGGAGAACTAGCGATAGTGTAGCAACTTCAACATTTGCTAACGTTGAATGTCACTAAAACACAATTGCACTATAATAAACCCGCTTCGGCGGGTTAATTATTGACTAGACCAAACCTTATACTAGCATAAATACACTAGATAAGGATCTAAAAAAATGGCAGCGGTAAAAAGTCTAAACACCGATTACACAATTACTAACAAAATAACGCCCAGTGCAAATATTACACTGGCTACTAACACGGTTTTTGTACAAGGAAACTTGTATGTTGGTGGGAATGCCACTGCTATAACCAAAACGGATCTTAATATTACAGATAATACCATAACTTTAAATGCAGGGGAAACTGGGGCAGGTGTAACACTAAACACAGCTGGTATTGAGGTTGATAGAGGATCGTATGCAAATGTGGCA